TTGCTGAAAAGATAGATGTTTTCTATCAGCAAAATCGTCCTTGTTTATTAAGACACAGAACGGACACCCAAAGCTAAATACATCGCAGTCTTGGCATGCACGATAGACCCTAAAGTCCACCGTTACGTCATAGACAATGTTACGTCGTGACCAAACAATTTCATGCCCAATACCGTTAAAAGTAGGGTAGGCCTTGTTTGATGCGCATGCGATGATCTTGGCTTCGGAAACCATTCCTTTTGTCTCAAATGCTTTTGGTACTTCCCATGTTGCCGCTCCCTTAGCGGAACAAAGACGAGCGCAATCACTCTCAGACGCTTCTGTAGGTGTCATTCTCATGAAATCGTCAAAGATGATTACGTTTTGTCCTTCATAGCCATTCCAGAATTTATCACTTTCCGGAACAACATACATGGGATCAGCCAAGTTGAGAGGCTGGATGTTGTTTTGCTCCATTATTTCCTCACAAATCTCACGGAGCATATGAGATTTGCCGATTTGCGTTCCTTTTCCTGCAATATAGAAACAGAAGGGATCAAATTTCACTGCTGAAACATGAGCAACTAGGCCCAGTTTGTCTCGCACCATTCTTAGCCTAGTTAAGGCTTGGGAAACAGTACTCAGCAAGGTTGGTCTTTTGGTTCTTGATAACTTTAGAACTAAGATTTCTCCTTGCTTAACGCAGATATTTATGATCCTTCCTGCTCTTCTATTTTTCTTGAGTCTACTCAGAATCGTCGCATCCGTTAGGATATTCACGCGAGTCATCCAGGTATCGAATGATTTATCGTCAAGATACTCAAGAATTGCGCTCGATGGAGCCACTCTGTTACACACAAAGATTACACATCGTTTACAAAATTGTAGAATTGCTTTAATGAACTCAAGTGTTCGCATATGCATTCCACCACCAGTTGTAAACATAACTTGTATCTTATCGGTGAACGAAGCAGCCGTGCTGGTTTTAGCACTAAACATCGAGCAACAAGCAGAAATTAGAACAGCAGAGAGAGAAGCAACTTCATCAATATCTCCATCTACATTGGCCGGGGTCACTTTCAACAAAAGGTAGTTGAATGCGCTCCTAAGAGCAGCAGTGACTGGAGCCAAGAATTTGATACTAATGAATCGGAAAGAAATTAAGATTTGCGCGACAGAAATGCCAAAAGTCGTCAATGTTGGGTTTGCTACGACATGTGCGATTTGGGTGATCAGAGTTCCAAGCAGAACTTCTGGTCCCCCATTATCGAACATTTGTCTAAGAAAATCCTCCAAAGTTGAGGTTAATGAGGCCACGTTTTTAGCAGCGGCACGCAAATCTTTATCCAAGCCATTCGAAAGAACACCCATACAAGGATGGGCTCTTGTTAATGTCGGGGCTGGATAGAAATCAAGGGGAGCATTCACATATCTGGCGGATCTAATGGGGAATCCGTTGAACATGTACATCTGCCCGTCGTCACCAAAAGCACGCAAGATGTTAAGCGTTACTTTTGAAGCAGGTCCTTGCCAATAAAAATCAGCAACACCAAGGCCTTGGGAAACATTTGTCAAAATTTCATCTGATAAATACGAAGCATTGAGAACCGATACAGTTGGAAGATACATCGGGAACTCATGTGCAGCTACGTTATTTTGTTGTAATGAAATGATTGTTTCACCATAGCCAGTGTC